ACAGTTCTACTTTGGAATGGTACTCGCTAGGTGGCACTCCAACTTATAAAGCATTGCGAGTAAAGGATGGTTACTTCGCAGAATTATTAGGTAGTTATTCAAACCCATCTTGGATAACATCTTTAGCGTGGAGCAAGATTAGTTCTACTCCAACAACATTAAGCGGTTATGGAATAACAGATGCGGCGGCGCTAAGTGGCAATAATGCTTTAAGCGGTAACAACACTTTAACCGGCTCAATAATGTTTGATGGGGAGGTTGAAATAACACCTACAAGCGATATGAACCAATCTGTAAGTGGTAAAAACACTTTAATCATTTATATAGACGATGTGAATTATGAAGTTACCCTAACTGGCGCGACTGATGGCCAATTCTTATTTGTGAGTAATGATAAAGATTCGTTTGATTGGGTTACAATTACACCGGTTAGAAACGGTACCAATTCTAGTTTAGTTTTATCAATAGGGGAATCGGCATTACTTAGATATAGAAGTTCTGAAAGTACTTGGTATGCGGCACAATTTTAATAATCATAATCCAGAGAAGGGGAGTAGTTATGGACCAATACACTTTTATTGTTTTCGGATCAATGGTAACGGCGGCGCTTGCTGTAATTGGATTTTTAGCAAGTGTTATATTCAGCGGCTTTCAAAAAAAGTTGAATGATTCCGTTAAAAAAGCTGTAGAGATAGAAAAAAATTATCTTACAAGATTTGAGGAAACCAATAAAAATATTCATGCGCTTGGTGATAAGATTACTGAAAAGCTCGACACAAAGATAGACAGCCTTTCTGAAGAGTTACGTGAGAATTATGTAACTAAAGATTTTTGTAAAGCTATGCATGGAGGTAACTAATGAAATATGACATTAAAGAATTTTACAGAGGCGCGCGGCATGTAGTAACTGTTTTTATAAATGGGGATTATTCACTTTATAAAATATGGTTAACAGCTAAAGCTATTGATTCTATAACAGCCGATAGAATAATAGAACTTAAAAATGATTTAGCCGGTGGCACAAGTATAACAGTTACAAAAGTTGGCACACGTACAAAATTAGAATTTATATTCGATGCTACAGATACACAAGATAGAACTGAAGATGTACTCTATTATGATGTAGTAGCTCAGTTAAATAGTGACCCCGAAGTTACACTTATTGAGAAATCCGAAATAGAATTATTGGGCGATGTTAGAACCCCGTATGATGGTACTGATTTACCGGAGGATGGAGAGCGCTATTTCCCTATTTTAATTAGCGAAATTGGCGCGGGCAAAGTTCCAAAAGTAAATGCTGAAGCTGATGATGTAGAAGGTATTCTAGTCTATACAACCGCCGCCGCCGATTTATTACTTGGCAATAAAGTAGATAAAGTAACCGGCAAAGGGTTAAGCACTGAAGATTATACTACTACAGAAAAAAACAAATTAAGTGGGATTGAAGCCGGAGCTGAAGTAAATAATATAAGTGATATTAATGCTACAGATTTGACCGATTCCGGCGCAACAACATTGCACAAACATTCCTACAGTAATTTAGATAACCTCCCGGATTTAACATTAAAGGCTGATTTAGTAGAAGGGAAAGTTCCCTCCACACAATTACCAAGTTACGTTGATGATGTTGTAGAGGTTGCTAATTATGCCGCGCTTCCCGTAACCGGAGAAACCGGTAAAATATATGTAACACTCGATACTAATTTAACCTATCGTTGGAGCGGTACGGCTTACGTGGAAATTTCCGCATCATTAGCTTTAGGTGAAACAAGCTCTACAGCTTACCGCGGAGATAGAGGCAAAACAGCATACGACCATAGCCAAGTAACCCATGATAAAACATTAGTAGGTCTTGGTAATGTTGACAATACAAGCGATTCCACAAAAAACAGCGCCACCGCTACATTAACAAATAAAACATTAAGCGCCCCGGTAATAACCGGAGTAACAAACATAACCGATGCAATCTTCAACCGCGCCGTGCATAGCAAGGGGGATGAGGGAGGGTACTTATTAGCACCATCGCAAGGCGTTATTATACCAGACAATAATAACCTATCGTTTGTTTCGGGTGGTATGTCTATTCTGGTATGGTTAAAAATGACTGATGCAACAAATTTTGGTATAATCAGTAAATTTGAAAGCTCAACTAATAATAAAGAATATATCCTTCGGGTGAATACTGCCGATAAGTTAGTTACTCAACTGTGGGATGCGAGCGCAAATGCTTACATAGGTAGATTATATAATACGGTAGTCACTTCACTGGAGGGTAAGTGGATTCATATTGCTATGACTTATGACGGTAGTGGAGCTTCAACTGGTATAAGGTTATATATTAATGGAATTAGAGTTGATGATACAAACGATAACAGCGGTTCTTTTGTGGCGATGGAAAACCTTGTTCGTAATTATTTTATTGGTGCTTATAACGAAAACCCAACTGCCAATGGTAATATTGCGGATGTTAAACATTTCAATAAAGGACTTACTCTATCAGAAGTTCTTGCATATTATAACAACGGAAGCCCGACTGAATACGCAATCCCCTTTAGCGATAAGGGAGCGAGTAATACGGAGTTAATTACTAATGGCACGTTTACTGGTTCTGCTACTGGTTGGACTTTAGGTGGAGGTTTTGCTTATGGTACTGATAATATAGATGTAACTGCAAGTGGTTCAATGTATCAAGCAATCCCTTCTTTAATTGTAGGCAAAAAATATAAAGTTTCTGTAACCTTTTCTAATTATGCAAGTGGTAAGTTAGATTTACAGACCTTTGATGGTACAATATTGCACACATTCCCTCTAGCCGATGGTACCCATACCACCGAATTTACTTGGGTTTATAGCAGTAATGGAACAAGGCTTTATTTATCAAGCAATGGTGCGGCAGTTTATAAAATAGACAATGTTTCCTTAATTTCCATTGGCAACGTCTTAGACTTGCCGCCGCAGAATGCGGGGAACTTAGGATGGATTGATGCAAGTGGTAACCAATTAAGTGGTGCGACTTCTGGAACTCCTATTTGTTTAACGACCGTTACAAGACCACCTATACACCGAGAAATTAAAAAGAGTATTGCTAATACAGCAACAACATTAAGCGGAGTTGTACCTCGTGGTTATCGTATTGCCTCAATAAGATTAAAAGGTAGCGATAGTTTAACTGGTATTAAGATAGGTAGCTCAAGCGGTGGCGAACAAGTGGTTGCGGCAACAACAGCAAGCACTACAGCGACCTTAGCAACCTTAGCGGCAACTGCCAATGCTGGGTATTCAGAAACAGCGGAGCGAACTCTTTATGTTGAACACGCAACCGCAGGTCAAACTTTAGATGTAATATTGGAACTCATAAAAGTAGGCAACTAAATGGAAAAGATAATCGAACAACCGTTTGAATTTTTAGGGCATCAAGTAACGAAAGTTAATTGCAGATTTATTCAGACAGATTCACAGAATCAAGACGTATTAACTTGCGATTTATTCGGATGCGAAAATGATACAGAGTTTATTATTTATACCGATAAGGCTTATGTATTAGGCGAGCAACCTTTTGAATTAACTGATGAAGAAATAGAGGCATTACGAAAATGATGTTGATACTTAAAATACTTTGGACATTGCCTCAAACATTATTTGGGGTAATGTTTTGGATTTACCTAATTGCAACTAATAAAAAAGTAGATAGGTTTTATTGGAGCACAAAAAACGCTGTTACCTTGGCAGTAAAAAACTTTCCTAATCTTTCAATCGGGAACGGTATAAACCTAGGGGAATTTATTTTAATGAAAGCATGGGCTTCAAACTTCGAACATGAACTTAAACATTACAAACAACAGCTCTGGTTTGGATGGTTATGGTTGCCGGTTTATCTACTTATTACCGGCGTACAAATGCTGTTCGGGGTACCTTATAACGAAACTTTATTTGAGAGGTAAAAATGAAAGACTTATACGAATTCCTTAAAAAAGCATTAAGCAAAAACAATGAGCCAAGTTCATCTAGAGTGAATGTTTTTTATTCTATTGTTCAATGGGTGCCCGCAATTACTATTTCATTTTTGTATGTAACATTCGCTTATAAAGATTTAATTCTACCTTACGCCGCAATAATAATGGGTAGCTTAAATCTTTTGTTTGGTATTAAAGTAGTTGAGGCAATAAAAAAACCGAAAGAGGCTAGTGATGAAATCGAAGCAAAATAAATATTTAATTGTAAAACAGAATGTTATTCTCAATGAAAAGTTAGATGATGCTATTTATAAACTGGAGCCTTATTTCAGAGCTGTAAATCTAATTGCCTATGTAACCTCCGGTATAAGAACGGCGAATGATCAATTGAGAATAATCAAAGATTATCTTACAAGAAAAAACATCAAAGATGAATTTATAAATGATGATGTGAATTCGAAAGTCGTTTATAATGGTGAACAGATCTACTCATGGCAGTTAGCATGGAGCAAATTATTAAACGCGAATGTAATTATAAATCCTCCATTGCAAGCCAAGTTACTTTTATCATACATAGGTAGAACGGGAAAGGACCGGAAAGGGGATTTATTTAATCCATCTCCACACTTTGCCGGAAAGTCGTTTGATATTGGCGGCGGCGCAAATTCTATTACTGATGAAAAGCAAGCTCTAATCTCCGCTATAAAAGCCGGGGCGGTTCCAATGATAAAAGGTTTTGTTGAGGAGCGACAGAATAACTGTTTACATGTGGATGTGTTATGAAAGACAAAATAATGATTGGACTTCTTTTATTCATTGTAGCTTTACTAGTAATTTCCGAAATGAAAAGCTGTAGCGCTGAAGGTAACTTAAAACGGATGTACGAAAAACAAAATGAAAAACTTCAGTTAGCAATTGACAGCATTCAAGCGAGAGATGCCCGCCGGGTAGATAGCGTAAAGATTTACCAGAATGAAATTAAATATTGGATAATTGAAAAAAAGGAACTTCAAAATGAAGTTAATAATACTCACAATGTTGATAGTCTTATTCGCTTATACTACAAACACCGCGCAAATCTATCCTATTGATTCCAGTAAAGTCTTAATAACTTTAGCGGAGTTTAAGCACATCATCAAAACTAGCATTGAGCTAGAATCATGTAGAAAGGTAAATACTTCACTTATAAGTGAAGTTGGAATTCTTTACCGGAGCATTGATGATAAAAACACTCTGATAGAACTAAAAGATAGAATGATTGAAAACCTCCGCGAACAGTTAGACATTAAGCCCGCATGGTATAATAAATTTGGTTATGGTTTTGCCGCGGCGGTAATTGTGGTAACTGCAATACTTTTTTTAGTAAAATGATTCATGATAAGCCGGTCATGTATAGAAATATGAAAAAGATGTACATGATTGCAATTATTATTTATTGCGTAAAAATTGCGTATTTGGCAATTTAAAAGCAGGTAACTAAACTTGCATAAAATATTATTAAATAAGTTGTTAATGCCAAATAGATTAAGTGATAAAGTTAGATAGACTGATTACATAATGTATATTATTGCTTTTTATGGGTGGTTTTGGAAAATTGTATTTTGTTTTTTTGAAAGGTGTTAGCGTGATACTTGCATTATTGCGAATTGTGGTTAATGTTGCGGGGTTGCGTATCTGCTTTTTTAATCTCTTTTTAAGCTTCTAATCTCTTTCCGCATTTCTTCATTTTCGGATATACTTTTGTGCATAGCTTTAACTAACGCTACATTATCATCTAAAAGCTTGTGCACTCTACCGCTATAATTATTGGCGATATCCTTCCATTCTTTTATTATAAGTGTTTGCTCCGCTATCAGTTTATAGAGATCTTCTTTTGTGAGAAGTTCTAGGTTAATATTCTCCCTTTGTTTTATGTAATAATCTGAGAAGGTTTGTGCCTTAAAACCTAGCTGATCTATTATAACATTTACAACTCGCGCGGGCATTTCGTTAATTCCATTTATGTAGCGGCTGAGTTGCGAAGGGGTAGCGACTACTCCATATTTTTTTAATTCGCTCGAAAGTTCTTTTTGTGTACCCGGTCGAAGTCTTAGTTTATGGTTACTGTTTAACCATTGTTCTATATACACCCCGACTTTCTCATAGAAAGCCGGAGCCGCTTTTGTTTGTAGTGTACTTTTGCGAAGTTTCATCAAAACCCATCATTCTTATAATTCTTAAATGATTGCAACATGTTTTCCATTATCAAATTATAATCAGCTTGTATTTTATAAACGTCACCTTGCTGAATATCTCTACCGCTAGTTAAGCTTAGTGTATCAAATTCGAATTTAACTTTATTATCAGCAACCCGCACGGTCATTGTATATCTGTAATTTAGTAGGACAGATTGAAGAGCATCATAATAATAGGAGCCTACACCTTGAATAATAATTTTACCATTCTCTTTATCTTTTAATTGAACCGCGTCATTTGCGCTATTAAACTTTTTTGCAATCCATTCTATTGCGGCATCATAGGCTTGATCTTTTGTTAGTTCATGGGTTAAAACTCTTTCATGATGTTTCTGTTCACTTGTAATTGGTTGCATAGTTGTACATGAGGTAAGTAAAGCTAAAATGCTAATTGCTAATAAGGTTTTCATAACCCCTCAATTTGTTTGTTGTTTTTGAATTTCGATTAGTTCGTTCTTTAATTCGGTATTGGTTTTGGTAAGAGATTTATTCTCTTTTGTAAGTCTTTCATTTGCGCGCTGAAGGTCAAAAATCATAATCTTATATTCTTTGATCTCTTCTCTAAGTGCATGTACCTCCGCAAAAAGGTTTGTGTACTCACCCATATTGTATTGCCCCTCCGGTTCTTTTATTATATGTTTATCTCCTTTTTCTCCGGTTAACAGCCAATTTATATCACACCCTAATTCTGACAATTGACATAGAATATCGCCACCTAAATAACTCCGGCCATTGATATAATTTTGAAAATAGGCGGCGGGTTTGTTTAATTCGCGTTCTAAAGCGGCAATACTACCAAATTTTTTTTTGGCAAATTCTTTTAATTTAGCGCCTATTTCAAGTTTTTTATTCATATATGAAAATTGTAATATTTTTTTCTTGACAAGATTATGACAATTGTATTATGTTAGCCCTTGATATTAAAAAGCCCTTAACAATTTCAAGAGAGCGCAACATGCCACAAAAACCAGTTACAGTAAAAATAACACTCGATACCAGCCGCGCAATTAAAGAAAGTGACCGCCTTGCCCGCGCGCTGAGAATGAAAAAAACAAGTTATGTACAAAGAAAATTACAAAGCTTTTTTACTAAGCTTGTTTACAAATACCTAGCAACATCAATTAACCGCGCTATAAATGATGGAATAATTGACCTTCCAAGTTGTCAATGCAACGGGAGAGAAATCTAATGCACTCTTTTTTAGCGTCAAGTTCCAACTCATTAAAATCTTTTTCATCCGCAAAGATGGAAATTGTTACAGCCGCGCTGTCAACCGGTCCGGTTTCGGGAATATCATCCGTGATTTTCAAATCAGCTTTTACCTTGTTAGGAACTGAAGCGGGGGAAAGCTTCACTAATTCGATCTTCATAGTAACTCCTTTAACATAGCACTTAAAATAATAAAGAGTAGGCATAACATGCAATTAACATTATCGCAAAAACTAAAACTGGCGCAAGTCGGCAAAAAATTAAACTCAGAAGATATTGAGCTAAAAGCCATTAAGAAGTATGGTATTAAAAAGTACCGTAAAGACTTGGCTGATAAGTTTGATGTAACCGAATCTTTTATTTCAATGGCTTTCAATAGAAAAGCGCCTAGCATGTTGGCACGTATTAAAGAGTTGGTTAGTTAATGGTAAAGTTTTTTTCTAAAGATATGGGCACAATCATAATGCCCGAAATTCGAAAGGAAATAAATTCTATAAACATATAACCTCCTAATTGCTGAGGGTAAATTGCAAAACGCTACAATTAAATACTTAGACAAATAATCCGAAACGTTAGGATAAATCTAAACCGAGGGAACAATGGACGGCGAAAGGCAAATTGAACTAAAAAAGATTTTTAACGAACGCAAATTAAAACAGAATTGGATTGCTAGCGAAGTTGGACTGAATGAAAAGACTTTAAGCTATCAGCTGAACGGCGCTAAAGATGTTGATGATGAATATTATTTCAAGATTAAAAAGCTGTTGGTTGAAGTAGGAATTTTAAGCGGCACACCGGACGAAATATCACTTCTCACTAATCTTACCATTGGATTATCGGGCACTATCGATTATAACATGAGCCTTTTTAGCTCTGAAGTTATGAGAGCTATTAGAGATGGCAAAATTACCGATAATGAAAAATTTAGAATTGGTATTAAGCTAGATGATCTATTAGAGAATAACATGAAACAAGTTCAACAGATAAAAAGAACATTAGGAATTCCAATATGATTCTTGTAGGCAAGCGCAAATATATGATAACAGCGCATGAGCAAGAACTGGCAGACCTTCAGTTAAAAAATTATTCCCGTGAAGAGATAGCCGAAATGAAAGGTATATCGGTAGGCGGGGTAGATCAGATATTACACAAGTATAGAAGGAAAGTAAAATGTTTGCAACAATTGAAAGGAGTAAACCCATGGTAGTAAAAAACAAAAACCTAAGAACATTAAACACTCTAATTAATCAGAGTGTACCAAATTTGCCCGGCGTTAAAGATTATGCCCTCACTACTTTAGCAATGGAAGTAAATAAACAACTAGCAATTTATAATGGAACATTAAATAAAATTGTTAAAAACTTTTATAGTGAAAACAGCCGCCTCCCGGATAAGATAGACCCCCAAAGAGTATCGGAGTATAATAGCACTGTTGAAGTTATTCTCGAAATGGATATAACCTTACCGGAGTTAAAACTTACCTATAATGAAAGCAAAGGATTCCAATTAACATTTTCTCAAAAAGCCGAATTAATAGAACTTGGCATAATTGAGGAACTGAAAAATGAAGAGTGAATTCTACATAATAGTAGACCTAATTAGCCACCGGTTTGCCGCTGAAAAAGGATGGGTTACAAACCGAGAATACGCAAAGCTATTTACCAAAAAAGAAGTACATGAAAACCTCGAAAAATTTCGGAACAAAAATTTTAAGAAAGTGAGCTTTGAGAGGGTTGAAACGCCGCGAGAGTATAAAGTTAAAGAGCAAAGGTTAAACGCTGTGAAAACAGCCGTGAAACAAGAAATTGAGGCAAAGAAGAGCATCATCATAACCACCGAAAAAGCTAATTATCAAGTAATCAATAAATGAGGGCCTTATGCTTCTAGTAAGTTCAATACCGCTAACAGATACTTTAACGAACAATGTTTTCTTAGTTCGCATTCAAATAGGCAATAACGTTTATCAAGTAAACCGCGACAACATTACTATGAAAGAGATATGCAAATTAGCGCTGAGGGCAACCGTGCGATATTGTAAAGATGTTGTTAGAGGTGTAGCATGGTAAAAGAATTGAGTTTTGTGCAGAGCGGAAAAAACGAATACACCATTTATAAAAGAGGTGGTGAAACTACCAAGAAAATAAGCAAACAGACTTTTGATATTATTCTTGCCATTGTAGAAGCTAAAACTCACGAGCATATAGATCTTACCAAGGCTGAAGCTGAAGCCGATGATATGGATAACTATGAGTTTAACTTAAAACTAATGGAGGCGGGGTTATGAAAACTTTAGATTGGAAAGGTACCTTCCTTGCAATGATGATCACCATAATTGCGCTTCTATTACTATTCTCTTTTATGGGGTGCAACAATGAACCTACTGAGCCGGAGGAGTGGATTTTAACCGAAAGCTTTAGCGTAAAGAATGAGCAGACTGTAACTATAGGGAAGCTTTGGAATGAATATTACACCGTAAAGTATAGAGGTTTTAACGGTACTTACTACCGCTTGGAATATAGCTCCGGCGGGTTAAGTAATAATATACTTTCTGTTAGCAACTTAAAATCCTTTTTGGGTGATCATTTCCTCTATTTCAACGGACATCAACTAATAAAGGTAAAGATACAATACGCAACCGAGCGCGAAGTAATAATACAGATTTTAGAATTGTTGTAGAAGGTCCACACACACAATCAGCGGGTGAAGTAGCCCTCAACTTTGCCCGCTGTTCCTAAAAGTTAAATTGAGGCAAAATAATAACTTATAACATTTTGGGTGTATTATGAGCGTGATATGCTTCCACAATGAGCTACATGAAAAGATTTATGAAGCTCTTAAAAATACAACTTACAAAACCCGAATAACCGCAAGTGTAATTAAAGCTAGTCTTGGAATTGATAACCGAATGTTAGCCGCGCATGTTCGTACAATGAATGACATGTATGAAGGGCAGTTCTTTATCGGTTCCGATAAAAAAGGTTATTGGTTAACTAGAAGCAGTGAGGAAAGAGTTGCCGCGTATTTAGCTTATAACCAAACAATCCTTTCCAGTTTGCACGAACGCAAAAAAATTAAAAGACAAATTACCGCTATGGATGGAGATATAAACTTATTCGGAGAGCGGGTAAATACTAATTATGCAGTGAGGTAATATGGGCACAATTAGATATGTGATTTATGGCGAAAACACCCGGCAAGTTATTAGCTCTTTAATTATGGGTTACAATAAAGCAAGTGAGCTTATTAAGACTATGCAGATAAATAAGGATAATAATTTCCTAATAGGGGTAATACATTTTAACATGGGCAAGGTAGTAAAAACCGAGCCGGAGAATTTGATTTTTAAGAATGAACCGAAATTAAGTTAAAGGGGATAATATGAAAATTGAAGTTATAGAGTATGATGGAGCTTTTGAAATCAGTTTAACAGCTGAAGACAGTAAAGAAGCCGCTTTGCTAGTTAGAATGGGTATGAATGCAAAAACTGAAGCATCCTATTCAAATACAAACATTTACAAAGATGGCACTTTTATACACTCTTCAAGATTTCCAAAGTTTAAAAGAAGTTCGAGTACAATTAAAAAAAATAGATGAGGTGAAAATTGGAAGAGATTAAAGCTGTAAAAAGTTACAAAGAATTTGAACTTACTGATGATGAAATACTGGACCGTAAAAATTTATTAATGAAAGAACTCGACAAAAAGGATGTTCTAATTTCTGATTTTGAAGATCACAAAAACCGCTCAAAAAGTTTAATTAAAACTGTTGATCTCACTATTGATAAGCTTAGAACAATTATTAAAACTAAGCTAGAGTTAGTTGATGTTGAAATCTTTTACAACGTTCCAACTACCGGCACTAAGGAAATAGTGAGAATTGATAACTCCGAACGTATTTATGAAGATATGACTGAAGAGGAAAATAAACAGTTCGCGCAAATAAATATTTTTGCTGAGGGTAATGATGCCGCTCGATAGAATTAACACCGGCAAATTTCATAATGATTTAGCGCAAGCTCAAAGGTCGGCTAAAGCTCAGTTGGATTTTATCATCAACAATCAAGATAAGCTTTTGCGAGTATTGAACGGTAAAAAGTATTTAATGACAGCTCTGCAATTTGCCGAATGTAAAGAACCGTTAACACCTAAACAGCTTTCTTACATTGATGTTATTTACGAAAAAACCATGAAAGGGTGCGGCTTCCAGTGCGCTACAACTTCATATAAACCTAATAACAAAAACAACTTACGTTTTTAATTTGAGGGCATAATGCAAGAGGCGAGATATCACAAAGTGCCATGTTACTTTAACAGATACACAAATGAAATTGAAGGTAAGAATTGGTTTTATGAGATACTGGTTAGGTTTTGGATTTGGTTCGATCTTAACATAGCTCTAATAGATGAATTTGAAATTGAAATTAAAGAGGGAAATCAAAATGAATTTTAACAGAATAGTAAACGGGTTTATAGCTCACTTCTCGGATAAAGATAAAGAGTTTAACAAACTATCATTCAAACGTAAAAAGGGAATTGCCCGCCGCTCGATACACAAAAGCGCAAAACAAAGAGCAAAGAGCGTAAAGTATTTTGGCACGTTCACACCGCTAAAAAGATTTAGTTGGTAACATTTACAACAGCCTCAGTTAAATAACAAATTATTATTTGCCTCGCAACGAATAATAATGAGGCTGTTGAATTAAAATTATGAGGGATTATGCAAGATAGATATTTTGATTTTTTGAAAAAGAAAATAGCAGTTAGCAAGGATTACGGTTTTGAAATTAAAACCAAGGAACTAAGCAAGATACTTTTACCTCATCAAAAAGATATAGTTAAATGGGCAATTAAAGGTGGTAAGCGCGCGGTATTTGCTTCATTCGGATTAGGTAAAACTGTAATTCAGTTAGAAATCTGTAAACAAATAATTAAACGTGAAGGGGGCAAGGCTCTTATTATTTGCCCTTTGGGTATTAAGCAAGAATTTAGCCATGACGCAAAAGAACTTCTCAAAATAAAAATTGAGTATGTACGAACACAAAAAGAAGTTGAAAACAGCAAGGCAGATATTCTAATCACTAATTATGAACGTGTTAGAGATGGTGATATTGATGTAAACTTTTTCACTGTAACAACTTTAGATGAAGCATCTGTATTAAGAGGTTATGGCACAAAAACTTATCAAACCTTTTTGCAGATGTTCAAAAATGTAAAATATAAATTTGTTTGCACCGCTACTCCTTCACCAAATAAATACAAAGAACTTATCCATTATGCCGGTTACTTAGGAATTATGGACACCGGGCAAGCTCTCACTAGGTTTTTTAAGCGAGATAGTACACAAGCTAATAAGCTCACTTTATACGAACATAAAGAGCGTGAGTTTTGGTATTGGGTTAGCAGTTGGGGTGTATTTATAACAAAGCCAAGTGATTTAGGATATAGCGATGAAGGATACGACCTTCCAAGTATTACATATCATTATCATGAGCTGAAGGTTGACCATAATAGCGCCGGTAGTGAAGATGATGGACAAGGTAAAATGTTTAGAGATGCCGCTCTTTCTTTAAGGGATGCCTCAAAAGAAAAGAGAGATAGCATTGATAATAGAGTTGAAAAGATGCAAGAGATTATAAGCACGGATCCGGAGGCTCACTGGTTAATTTGGCATCATTTAGAAAGTGAGAGAGATAACATTAACAAGGCTATTGGTAGAGGGTATGATGTTTATGGTAGCCAAGATATAGAGGAACGTGAAAAACGAATACTAGAATTTAGTTATGGCAAGCTTAAATATCTAAGCACTAAACCGGAGATTGCCGGTAGCGGTTGCAACTTCCAACGTTATTGCCACAAAGCTATCTTTTTGGGAATAGATTATAAGTTTAATGATTTCATTCAAGCTGTTCATAGAATTTACCGCTTCTTACAAAATCAAAAAGTAGAAATACACATTATCCATACAGAAAGTGAAAGGGAAATATTAAAAGCCCTTGAATTAAAAAAAGAACAGCATTACAAGTTAGTGGATAATATGACCTCCATAATTAAAGAGAATGGACTTAGCTCAATAACTTCAATACAAAAACTGGTGCGAACAATGGGAATAGAAAGAACTGTAATTAGTAATGAACATTACACAATTAGCAATAATGATTGTGTAATGGAAACGCGCGAAATGAAAGATAATAGCGTCCATTTAGTTGTAACCTCAATACCATTCAGCAATCATTATGAGTACACACCAAGCTATAATGATTTTGGGCACACTGAAAACAATAATCACTTCTTTGAACAAATGGACTTTTTAACCCCTGAGCTGAAACGAATATTAGTGCCCGGTAGAGTTGCCGCAATACATGTAAAGGATAGAATTCTTTTTAGTTCAATGACTGATTTCAGCTTTCCTACAGTTAGTCCTTTCCATGCTGAAACTATTTTCCATTTCTTAAAACATGGTTTTGGCTTTTTAGGAATGGTAACAATTGAAACGGATGTTGTTAGAGAGAACAATCAGACTTACCGATTAGGATGGACTGAGCAGTGCAAGGATGGAAGTAAAATGGGGGTAGGTTCACCCGAATATCTTTTACTCTTTAGAAAGCAACCAACTACCAGTGAAGATGCTTATAGTGATATACCGGTGGCAAAAGATAAAAGCATTTACACGCGGGGAATGTGGCAAATAGATGCTAGAGCTAAGTGGAATAGTAGCGGTGATAGATTTTTAACTCCGGAGGAAATTAGAAGAGCCGGTTTAGACACCGTAAACCATTTGTTTACTGATTACTTTGAAAGCAATGTTTATGATTATGAAACTCACGTTAAAACCGCAACTGATTTAGAGAATATAGGTAGGCTACCGGCAACGTTTGAAACCCTCCGCTTAAAAAGCCGCAATTGGTACATGTGGGATGATGTGAACCGAATGATAACTCTTAACACCGCTCAAAGTAAAAAGAATTTAACTATGCACATTTGCCCGCTTCAGTTTGATATTGTTGACCGGACCATAAATAGATTTAGCAATGAAGGTGAAGTTGTATTCGATCCTTTTGGCGGGTTAATGACAGTACCATACCGAGCTGTAAAATTAAAACGTAAAGGTTACGCAAGTGAACTTAACCCAAATTACTTTAGAGATGGCGCGGCTTATATGAGAGCTGTAGTTGAAGAGATAAGCGTTCCAAGTCTATTTGATTTAATGCAATCCGAAAATAAAAATAATAAGGCAGCTATTTAATGATTAAAAATCTGTTGACAATAAAAATACTAAGTATTAATTTTCCGGCGTTCAGAAACAACAGCGGTTTTTCCGCTCCGTCAACGCGGGATTTTGGTTTTAAAGAAAAAACTAATATTTCCCGAGATTCCCAAACCCGTGAGGATTGGGCAGTTGCTGTTGTAACTGGAACAAATCTCGGGATTTTTATTTGTTCAAAAACAACAGAGGTCAACATGTCAAACCAAAACGCTTGCCTAAAGGGTGCAATGTGCCCTAATGAACTAACTCCTTACGATTACCTAGTACAACAATTTCAAATCCTAAGCTTAAATGTAGTAGCCGCTGAATACTTATTAAGCGATTCACAAAGCGGTTATCCACAAAGATATGGAGCCGGTTTAGTCTTTTCATTTAGTGAGTTTGAAACTGCTCTTAATAACTATTTAGCAAAACACAATGATTTATTAATTCAGTGAGGGTAAAATGTACATAGTTATAGTAAAAAAAGAGGCTGTAAAATTTGGGATTGCGGAGGCGCTGATGATTAATTATTTGCGCTCTCAACTCAGTTCAGCGCGTTATCATAACGTGGATTATCATAATCGTAAGTATTGGTTGCATTCAACCTATGATAATATTGCTAAAGATATAGAGGTGTTTGATAGTGGTGCTGTTCGAAGGTTATTAGATAAACTAGTGAAACTTGGCATAGTGTTAAAAGATCGTTTTAATGATGATGAGTTTGATAAAACAAATTGGTACACATTGAACAAAAATAATTTTGAGGAACCTTTTTAATTGTCTGATAAGAGCAAAAAAATATTATTGGATTATGATGTAGCTGTAAACTATGGAACGGACGCGGCTATATTTATTGCACACCTAAAAGGTTGGATTGAATACAATAAGCGGCAAGGGGTGAATTATCGAGAAGGTAGAACGTGGATGTACAATACTGTTTGCCGCAAAAAGTATAATAATGCTATAGAAGGTGCTGCGGGTGATCAGAAAGTAAAATCACTTGAGGAGTCTTTACCGTTTTGGACGGCTAATCAGATAAGGTACATAGTAGAAAAGCTTGTTGAACAGAAAGTAATTATAACTACAGATAAGTTTAACAAGTTTAAGAATGACCGAAAGTTATGGTATGCTTTTGTAAATGAAGAAGATTGGTTTGATGTTTCAACGCGGCTTGAATCCACTGATGAGATAGAAGATGGACTCGGAAATTTCCGAATCCAAGAAGAAGAGGAACTTTTCCCTATCCAAAAAGAAGCCAAAAACGAAGAATTAGAAATCCCGACTCGGAAAATTCCAAGTCCAAATGAGGTTTCGACTCGGAAAATTCCAAGTGAGGCTCGGAAAATTCCGAACTCAGAGCTCGGAAATTTCCCAGCTCATAAGAAAGGTTTTAATAATAATTCTAATGAAGAAGAAGAAGAAGAAAGCAACGACCGCGACATTTTACCAACAAACTTCAACGACCCGGAAGACTTAGATAAAAAAGTGAGAAGGTTATTCAGATTATTTGTTAGTGAAGCTGTACCTCATTTTCAAAACGTGGATAATGTAAAAAAAGAATTGATTGATATTAGACCTATGCTCACGCGCGATGTAGTATGGGAAATTATCAATGAAGCATTTAAGAAATACCCCGGCTTACCAAAAGCACAACAATCGGTTAATTACCTTTTGGGGATAGTGAGAGGTATGAAAAACGATTATGTAGAACAATGGAATGATGCCCGCAAAAAAGAAGAGTTAAAAGAAGCCGCAATAAATAGGAACACTGAAATGAAACGTGAAGTGGATGCCCTCCAAAAAGAAAATGAGAAGTTAGCTCTTAAAGCTTCTCAGTTATTAGCGGAAAATAAAAAGTTATTCAGCGCTTCAGAGTTTAATAAATTATTTGGATATATAAAGCAAGGACGCGCTCAATACGCATTAGGAACTATTGAGGCAATGCTAGAAGAGAAGGGGGTTAAAGTTGAAGGTTGAAACTATATGCGCCTCTCCTAATTGTTCTAAAACATTTATGAAAGAAACTGAATGTAGAAATCAAAAATTATATTGTGCAAAATGCTCTCTGCAAATGAATAGAGAAAAGACAAAAGTAAACGCGGCTAAAAGAGCCGCCTTAAAAAAACATAACTCATATTTGTGGTTAAAATGAACTTTAAGAAATATGAAGCTAAAGCGGAAAGGTTAAGCCGCGAATACACAAAGCTTAGAGATGTTAAATGTGTTTGTGGTTGCGGTAAGAATTATGATCTCGATTGGGCACATGGCATTAGTAGAGAGCGTGAGCTGTTTAAGTATCATCCTAATAACACAATGAGGTTAAATCATTTTTGTCATTTGGGGATAGATCACTCACCAATTAAACATGCTCTCATGGATGCTTTAATGAGTAGTAGGTTAGGCGCTGATGTATGGGCTGTAATGAAGTTGCAATCATTCACTCCATTCAAACCATCAGTTATATTTTATGAAAAACAAATAGAAGAACTTCAACAACTTATAGCGGGGTTAAGGTGATTAGTATAAAACAAAACATTGATAAGTATGTTAATACATATCTCAAAGAAGTGAAAAGAGTTATTGATAAAGCTACTATCTCCGCTACAAATAAAACAGCGCGTCAAGCTTCAACAGCCGCAAAGAAAGCTGTTAGAGAGAAGTACACTATACCCGCTAATAAACTAAATGAAGCTACCAAGATACAAACAGCAAAGCCTAAGCGCCCCGCCGCAATAATAAGAGTAACCGGAAAGAGATTATCATTAGGATTATATAGAGCGCTCCAGAGTAAGAAGAAAGGCGCTAGCGCAATGATAATAAAGGGAAAGCGTGTAACTATCCCCGGTGATCTTACACTTGGTAATAAAACATTTAAGGCAACAATGAAGAGCGGGCACAAGGGAATATTTTATCGCATTAGTCCAAAGAGATTAAAGATACATGAACGAACCGGACCGAGTGCACCAGACTTAATGAGGAGTAGGCAATCAACTAATGCTGTTAAAAAATATGTTAAAGATAACTATGAACGTATCTATGCAAGTGAACACAAATATTTTAAGACCAAATGATTTTGGGTCCTTCTCCACACTTTCATAGTACGGGTAGCTCACGACCGCAGAGTTTGATAAATTTTTGGGTAAAAAAAAATAGGTTCGGTTCGTTAAAACAAACATGATATGCCAAAAAAGAAAAAGATACATGTTACTTCAATACAAGATCTCAATGAACGCTATACTTTCTCCGGTAAATTACTTAGCGATTTATGCGGAGTTACTACTAGAAGTATTGAACGTGGCAGTGATCCTAAAGATGAAAACTTCTATGGCATTAAAAGAATTGAGCGCGGTAAGTATGTTGCCGGTGTTAGTTTGGAAGCAATGTTTAAGCATCTTAGAAAACAAATTGAAGAGAGTAAAACCAGTGCCGAAAATTCCGCAAAGAATAGAAAGGAAATGGCACAAGCTAAAATGGAAGAGTTAAAACTTGCTCAGTTAGAAGAAAAGTTAATTTTTGTAGATGATGTAGTTGAAATTATGGAAAGGTTTGTAGAAATATTAACGCGGCAAAAAACTACATTCAAAAAGAATTTATTACCGGTGGTTATGATTTCAAAAAATAAAACTGATTTAGAAACCGCAATTGAAAAAGAGATAAATACATTATTCAATGGAATATCAACAATTACAAAGTTCACCGAGAGCTCTAAATTATCTTAATCTAAAACTTGAAAATGTTTTTTTAAGATTAAGAACTAAAGAGAGAATCCCATTAAGTACATGGGCTATAAATAACTTTCACTTATCTCCCGAATATTCAAACGAAAGCGGTTTATATTCCTATTCTACTCGACCATTCCAAAAAGAAATATTAGATGAAATTGGCAATCCTCAAAATCAAATAATTGGTATTGTTGGAAATAGGCAATGGGGTAAATCATTAATTCAACAAATTGCAATCAGCAATGAAATAGCTGAAGACCCCGGCCCTATAATTTATATTAGTGAAAGTAAAATGAAAGCCGGACGTTTCAGCCGCGAGAGAATAGATCCCTCAATTAGAGATAATGAATTCTTAAGTAAAATAGCTGAAGAAGTTCGCGCGTCAAAAAGTAAAAAGATAGATTCCGTTTTAATGAAAAAGTTTAACGGTGTTATTCTCGATTTAGTTGGTGCAAACTCTAGCGGAGATTTAACATCCGCTTCAAAAAGATATGCTCACTTTGATGAAGTGGATTTATGGAAGCGCTCCGGTTTTATGGGTGATCCTTTTGAAACCGCGCGCAAGATGCAAGAAACATTCCCGAATAGAAAGCTTGTTGTAACTTCAACTCCGGGCAATGAAGGTGAATCAATTATATGGGTGGTTTTTGAGGATGGAGATCAAAGATATTATTATGTACCGTGCCCTCATTGCGGAACTATACAAAGGTTAAAATGGGGAGGCCCTTCTGAAAACTTTGGTGTAAAATGGGAATTGAATAAACCCGAAACAGTGTATTATAAATGCAAAAATGAAAACTGTACTGAAAGGATTTTGCCGGAGCCGGACCAACATTATTATATGATGATAAACGGATTGTGGCAAAAAAAGAAACCCGAAGTATTGAACAAACCTACATTCCATATAAACAAACTTTATACTTCCATTGAATGGCCTAAAATGGTAGAGGAGTTTATAAAAGCAAATGAACAAGCTAAAGCCGGTGAAACTTCTAGCTTAAAAACATTTATTACACAATCACTCGCTGAATTGTGGAAACCGAATTACGGACAGCCAAAAGAAGAACAGCTTTTAACCCGTGTAGAAAATTATTTTAATGAAGATAATCCTATCATCCCCGGTGCAATATGTTACATTACCGCCGGTATTGATACACAAGATAGTTGGCTTCATGTAAAAATTAAAGGATGGGGGATTGGTGAACAAAGTTGGCTACTCGAAAGAATTCTTTTACCGGGCAATCCCGCGCTTGATTATATTTGGAATGAATTAGATGCTTTGCTATTAACTAAAAGCTATCAGCATCCATTAGGTGTTTCACTTAAAATTTCAGCCGCCGCAATTGATACACAAGGTCACCATGCTGATCAAGCTTATAAATTTGTAAAGGATAAAGCACACCGGCGCATTTATGGAACTAAAGGATCTAATGAACATGGAAAACCTATAGCTCCAATAAAACCAAGTATGAATAATAAAGGTGGAATTCCCCTCTACTTTGTTGGAACTGATACAGCTAAAGAAGTGATCTTCAGACGTTTGCAAATTGAGAACAAAGAACAATCCGGCCCCGGTTATATGCACTTTAATCATTATGCTGATCTTGAATACTTCCAATGTTTAACCGCTGAAAAGCCGGTAAAGAAATTAGTAAAGGGAGCTTATGTAACTTCATGGGAACCAATACCCGGCCGCGAAAATCATGATCTCGATGTTGAAGTTGAAAACCTTGCCGCGCTTAGAATTAGCAAAGCAAACCTCATTAAAATAATGGAAGATCTAATCCGTAAAAGTGAACAACTAAAAGAAGGTTCATTATTTGAACAACCGAAAGTAGAACCGATACAAACTAATAATAAAAATTGGGTGAACGATTGGAAAAGATAAATGAGGTTTTGTTAGATGCCAATTAAAAAAGAAAATAAAAATAAGTATCCTAAAAATTGGAAAGAGATTTCAAACGAAATAAGATTTGAGCGGGCAAAAGGTAGGTGCGAATGTAATGGAGAATGTGGTTTACATTCTACAACTGGAAGATGTATCGAGCGCCACGGTGAACTGGCGCAATATGCGAAAGGTAAAATAGTCTTAACAGTTGCACACTTAAACCATAATGAATCAGATTGCAGAAAGGAAAACTTAAAAGCAATGTGCCAAAGATGTCATTTGAGATATGACAGCAAACAGCATAAAAATAATTCAGCGGCAACAAGACGCGATAAAAAAAAGAATTATGAATTGTTTGGTGAGAGCGAAGCGAGCCGTTATTTCAGCGAGCGGATGCGAGCTGAAATAACAGAGTTGGCAATAAGCGGACACGAACAGAACAATCAAAATTAACAGAGGCATAAAATGAAATACTATAAAGATGGATTGTCAGATGCAAAAGGTATTTGTGAGGATATAAAAATACACAACACTGGCAATTCTAAATATGATATTGATAATATAATAGAAGAGCTTGAATTAAAAATTAAAGAAAGTGTTCCGCTTGATTGCGTAGTTATAGCGAGTGAGCAATTTAGAGACGGATATAAGGAAGCACTAAAAGATTGTAAAGATTGCCCAGCTCTACAAGATAAACAAACTGCGAACGGTGCGGTTGCGGAAGAGCATTACATAATAATTGACGGTAAGAAAAAGCGGTATTTTATTTTTGGCGATGTAGCGGGCGAACCAGTTACAAAAAGTGTTTATGATAAGCATACTGGTTTTAAGTGTTTATTGTGAGAGCAACCGCATCGCTATAACGGACTTGGCGATTATGCCGTGCCCGTAGGGTTAACGACGACACATAGGTTTTTATTTAACACGCTAAAGGAGGTTTTAAATGGTAAGTGGAATAGGTGATGGAATTACAGCACTCTTAAAGTTATTGCTAATCATTTGTATAGTAGCAATCCCATTTGCGATATGGAAAATAGTTGAATTGATAATCTGGCTTATTAATAATGTTTCTATACATGTTAGTTAGCCCTACAGGCATCGGACATGAATCGTTAGTTCTCCGGCGCAAAGCGACGGTAACGATTCATCTCATAATCGCCAAGTCCGTTCTCCGGTCGCCTTGCGACCGGAGAACTACTACATAACCCGCAATCATTACACGGAGAATTGATTTAACTCATTATGCTAAAACAAGATACATTTTGGAAAATAACTTTGGAAGGTAAAAATGGAGCTAGGCACAAAATAGAACTTGTGCCTACTCTCACTAACAGATTCATTCTTGTTTACAACAATAAAAAACATGATAAACTTGTCACAGCTACAGCAATTACAAAACGTATCAGACAAATAATAAAGAGGTAAGTATGCACATTGAACTCTGGAAAGAAAATAAAGAAAAAGCGCTTAGTATGAGCCGTGCCCTTGGCGCGCCTAATCGCTACATTAATGATTTTTTGTCAAATATCGAACAAGATAATTTTGTTAGTTCTATGCAAGAACTCCTCCGCTCTGATCACGTTAGGATTAGAATTGTTGTTGAAAAAGTTTCACAAAACAATCAAGAAAAATGAAACGCTGAATAAATACCTCCCTCATTATCTCCCTCTTTTTATGTCATACTCTGACATACTCTGACATATTTTATCACTAAATATTTAAATAAATAGCCCTTAGAAAAAATCAATTGGTGTATAAACCAATAATCCCATTAACTTATTGGGCTATAAAATGATTTCAGATTTCACATTATACAGCGGCGCTACATGGAAATGGACTGATACATTTACAGATTATCCCGCCTCAGTTAATGATTGCGTTTTATATCTCCGCAATGGTATTAATTCACCTCATGAAATAACTCCTACTAAAGATGGCGATTCTTTCGATTTTGATGTGGATGCCGATTTAAGCAAGCAAATAGGTTTTGGAAGTTTTCAAGCTCAATATCTTTTTACTCATTCCGATGGAACTGTTGCAGTTGTTGAAACCGCGCTCGAAATAAAACCGCTGTTAAACAATCCGCAAGATGTAAGAACTGAAGACCAAAAGATTCTAGACGCGCTTAAGGATGCTAAAATTAAAATAGCCTCCCGCGATTATGTGAACATTTCCGTAAATGGTAAAACTACAACCTTCAAAACACTACTCGAAATTGAACAAGCTATACACCGGTACAATGTAAAGCTAGGTTATTATAAACAACCAAGGATGATTAATTCATTTTGAAACCGCTTGAATTCATAGGGCAAATGTTTGGGTTTATTCCAATTACAAAGTTGGATGAAACAACTTCGCAATTAAATGAACTTAAAGACACCGTTCAAAACCTTAACAAAGAATTGAATTCCGAAAGGTCTTTTGCCGGTGCGCAAACTTCACACCTTACAAGCGATTGGAATAATGTTTATGAAACTATTTCCGGTATGCAAAGAATTTCTTTACGCCGCCTAGTTGGTAGAAGTAGAGATTTTGCAATTAACGATCCTTGGGCAAAAGGTTATTTAAGGGCATTAGATAAAAACGTTATCGGGCCGGATGGATTTACCCTCCGAAATAAAGCGATGGAATTAACATTCGATGCCGATAAAAAACAATACATACCCCGTTATGATAAATTTGCCAATACTTTAATTCAAGATGCTTTTGAAGAGTGGCAACTTCCTAAATATAATTCAATAACTGAAGACATTGCATTCCGCGAACAATGCGGGCTTATATTAAAAACAATTGCTACAGATGGGGAAATACTTGTAAAACCAATTCGAACGGTAGATAATAAATTCCGCTATACTCTTCAGCTGATTGAATGCGATTATTTAGATGAAACAAAAAATACAACCCTAAGCAATGGCAACATTGTAATAATGGGAGTAGAACTCACACCTTACAGAAAGCCCGTTGCCTATTGGTTAAGAAAATCTAATCCATATCAGAACATGCTTTATAGTTCGTTCTCATCTTCAGATAATGAAAGAATCCCTATTTATGATAAGTATGGCCAAGTTCAAATAAAACATTTATTTGTTAAAGAACATCCTTCGCAAGTACGTGGAATACCATGGTTCGCTCCTTCAATGATTCGATTAAAAATGTTAAGTGGTTATGAAGAGGCTATTCTTGTAGATGCTAGAGTATCAGCAAATAAAGGGTTGATTTATAAATATAAAGATAATGCTGTAGGTGATGAATTAAACACCGCTAACATTGGAGGCGGCGCTTATAATCCAAAAGATTCTAATGGTGTTAAAGATCCTTCCTTACTGATTCAAACAAGTATGCCGGGTGAAGATGTTATAGTTCCTAAAGGTATGGAAGCAACTGTAGCTGATTATAAATCTCCCTCCGGCAAAGAAGGTGAATTTCAAAAGTGGGCTTTACGTGGTATAGCTACCGGTATAGGGATTGCGTTTATAACTCTCGCAAATGATTATAGCGATGTAAACTACACTTCAAGTCGTACTAATCTTTTAGATGAAAGAGATACTTGGAAAACTCTTCACACTTGGTTTAGAGATCAGTTTCTTAATTGGAATTTTAGCGAATGGCTTTCAGCCGCGTTAATGAATGGCGCAATTAATTTGCCTTATAGCAAGTTCGATAAATTCAATAAGCCTTGGTTCCAAGGTCGCGCATGGCAATGGGTATCTCCAAAAGATGAAGCTGAAGCATTCTTACTTATGATAAGTCAAGGTGCTGGACTAGTTGAGGAGTATCTAGCGGAAAGAGGATGGAGCCTTGAATCGTTTATCGAAAGTATGGTTTATGAAAGAAGATTGTTTGAAGAAGCCGGACTCCCATTCCCCGGTAGTAATTATAAACAAGTAGCTCCAATACCAAAAGAAGAAGAGCTTCCTAAAAATAAAAAAGCATTAGTAAATGTGAATTAATTAAAGGTGCATTATGGAAATAGAAATTAAAGGTTTAGAACTCGACAAACTTAACCCGCGCAACTTTGGGGGTATGTGTTCGCGTGTTGCAGTTGTAAACAGCGCTGAAGGTGAAAGTTTTGAAACTATAGCTACTACAGATAAAGCCGCTGTTGTTATAGATTGGGAACGTTGGGAAATGGTCCGGGAAATTCTCCCTATGAGATATTGCGTATTGCCCGATAATGATAAAGCTCCCGTTCTCGATAGCCACATGCGCTATTCGGTTAATCATATTCTTGGCTCCGCTAGTAATTGGAGAACATCCGAAAGCGAACTTCTATGTAAAATTTTTATAAGTGAATCAGAGCCAAAAGTAAAAGAGAAGATTAAAGAAAAAACTATTGATTCTGTTTCGCTTGGTTACATGACCGATTCATCTAAAACAGTTGAGATACCTAAAAACGCAACTGTAATTATTGACGGTGTTGAATATAAAAACGAGTATGAAGATGATATGCCTTTACTGGTTAGATTATGGTGGAAAGGCAAAGAAGTTTCCCTTGTTGCTATTGGTGCTGATGATGCCGCAAAAATTAAACGTGCTATGCAAAGCGGTATTAAATCTAATGATCCCGAATTACAACAAATCCTAAATACAATTCTTAATAATCAAAAAAGCTTAGAAGATAGAATCACAATTAACCAATCAAAAGGAGGCTCTGGTATGAGCGAACCAACAACAAAAACTGCTGAACAACTTCGAGAAGAAGCTTGTTTGGAAATCGAAAAATCAAAATCGATGTTTGACGGCGCGTTCAAACACAAAGCCGACGAAGCGATTTTGAGAATTAAATCCGGTGCTGATGTTAACATTGGAGAATACTTCAAATCTCTTTACGATGAAGTCCAAAGAAACGGCGGGCACGCAAGTAAACCAGTTTCGCACATGGATTTTTCAAAGAGTGAAGCTGATCAATATTCACCAAGTCGCGCTATTGGTAAAATTTTACGCGGCGAAAAAAGAGAAGGTTTAGAATTCGAAGTGTCCGATCAGATTTCTAAATACAGCGGACAGCCCGCAAGCGAAAAAGGATTTTTCCTTGCCGCTGATTTTCAGAAAAGAGCTTTAGATAGTCTTACAAAACGAGCTCACTCAATCGGCACACCTTCAGAAGGTGGATATTTTGAAACGGATGAATTCCGCCCGGACCTACTCAAAGAAACACTTAGAAATCAAACTGTTCTTGGTGAAGCCGGTTCAACTATTATTACTGGCTTGAATGGTACTTTAGTTGTTCCAAAGATTGTTACAAGTTTAACTTCTTACACTCCGCTCGAAAATATTGCAGTTGATAAATCTTATATGGTAGTTGATACTGATGAAGTATCTCCAAAAAGAATTTCAACCGCAACTGAATTAGGACGCGAACAGTTCATTCGTACAAATAAAGGTTTAGGTGGTTTAGACCAAATTCTAATCCGTGAGCTTTACAGCCAACAGAATGTTAAGCTTGATTATGAAGGTATTAATGGAACTGGTTTAAGCGGCAGACCTACCGGCTTGTTAAATATGAGCGGTATGAGTGCACCTTCTATGAGTATAGTTAACCAAAAGAAAATTGTAAACTTCATTCGCATGGTTGCAAAAGCTAATGGCATGAAACAAAATATGAAATGGGTGAATAGTGTTGATGTTGAAAGCCTTCTTAAAATTAGTCCGGTTGATTCTAGCGGTATTGAAAAACTTTACGATTATAAAACTGGAACAATTCAAGGCTATCCATCTATTTCAAGTAACCAAATACCGGATGCTGTTAACATTTTCGGAAACTGGCCGGAGTTCTACACACTGCTATGGGGTGTAGAAGAATTGATTGTTGCAGATCAGCCAAAGCATCTTAACTGGATGGTTGAATTCTCACTTCACCGTTTAGCCAATTTCTATTTAAGAACATCAGAATCCTTTGCTATTGCTGATGATGCTCCGCTTACAGATTGGGAAGAATAATAAAGCCCGCCGGAGCTTATCCGGCTTAATTATTTATTAAAAACTAACGCGAGATAATACAAATGGAAAAGCCTAAAATCACACCTTGGAACCAAGATAAGATCAATGAAGAAGAAGAATTTATTGTGTTCAAACCTTGCAGAATAGCTGTTGCTGGTAAACCGGCTAGAGCGTTCAAAAAAAATGAATCTGTTTCATTAAAGGGCGGTGTTAAAAAAGATCTATACTTCCAAAATAAAATCTTATATCCAAAGGATTTTGAAGCTGTTGTAAAATATGAAACCGAACAGAAGGAAAAATTTCAGCGTGAAGCTACTAAACAAGAAGCTGAAAAATCTTTAAATGAAAAAGGGAAAGGGAAATAATCCTTTCCGCTGGCTTTGAAAAAATAATTCATAATAAAAATAAGGAGATACTACCTTGAAAAAATTATTCTCAATCTTAGCGCTGATGGTGATTATTACATTGCCATTAGTGGCGCAAACTACAACCGATAATCTTTCCGCTTACGCGCGGGAGAATGGCCTTGCTCTTAGATGGAATGCCATAACTGTAGATTCGGTTGAAACAATTTACAGCCAAGCTCTCGACCTCACCAATTATGATAATTACGCGTGGACTACAGACGGGGTTTACATTGGCGGTAAAGCTACTACAGCCGCGGGCAATCCTAAATTAAAGCTCGATTATTTCGTTTGTTATGGTGATCCTACAGTTAACGGAAACTGGATACTTGGTAATGATAGCTTACTTACAAAAGATACTACCTCAGTATTCGGAGCCGTTAGTTTAAGGTTTACAGTTAAAGCGCCTTACGTAAAATTTAAGCTTGCAAACTTAGCAACCGGCAGACGCGTAACCAGACTTGATTTAGGCATCTATTTTATTAAGCGAGATGAAAACTAATGATTCAAGAAGTTGATGTGTTTTTTAATGAATTCGATTTTGCAGAGCCGTTTGAGGTTACATTTTCAAACGGCTCTAAAAAAAGTGTTATGGGTATTTGGAATTCCGAAAATACACCAACTGAAATTAATGGAGTTACTGTTATAAATAATAATCCAAGTGTTGAATTCCCTTATTCAATAGTATCTAGTTTAACTCAGAATTGTACTGTAAAAAGAAAATATTCAAATGAAATATTTTATGTGTTAGAACCTCCGCAAAATGTGGAAGGGTTCGCGACCGTAAACCTTAGCAGAGTTTCAGCAAATGAGTAAACCTATAAACATATCGGATAACTTAAGCGACTCTCTCAAAGATCAAATTAAAGCTATAAGTGACACAAGTGAGTATAATTATACTTACACAAAAGTCTATACAAATTCAGCCGCTCCAATTGATGAAGGTATTAATATCACAAAAGGAGAAGAGATAAAGCTGTTCAAAGATTCATCTGAAACTTTAGAGTATTGCAAAACTCCTATTATCATTGACATAATGGATAAAAATAAAACCAAGAATGTAGGTTTAGTTGTAAGTGATATTCTAAAACTCATAGGCTCTAATCATACATTCAGCGGACTTGCAATCAATAGCGAGTACATTAATACCGAAAGCGATGTTACAGATCAACAAGGAAATTTAATTGCCACACGGCGAATTAATATAGAAGTTTTTTACAAGAAAAATATATGGAGTACATGATGGATAACATAACAGTGTCAAGACCCGATGTGCAAGTCGTTGGTAAACCGGGAGCCTACATTATTAAAGGTAAAGATATTGTGCCGGACTTAAACGACCCCGCTATGAAAGCGCGCGAAAAAAAAATTGAAAAAGAATTAAAAGAAAAGGAGGTCGATCATGGCAATAAAAGTTAGGCATACAGTATTCTTAAAAATTGAATCTCAGCTAAATACGGATCCTACTCCGGCCGCCGCTGATGATGCTCTGGAATTACATGATACTCCATCATTCGAAATGGTTACACAAGCTAAAACTAGACCTATTCCATTAGGGCATTTTGGCGAAAGCGCTCCCTTAATAATTGGTGAAGCTTATAAACTTAGTGGGCTTAAAATTCCATTTAAGGCAAGCGGAACCGCGGGCACTGCTCCACGTTGCGGTGTACCTTTACGTATTGCGGGTTTTACTCAAACAATTAGCGCCGGTGTTAGTGTTACTTATACTCCTCACTCCTCATACGATACTGAAACCGCTACCGCTTATTTTTGGGATAACGGCAAAAGACATAAACTACTCGGATGTGTTGCCGCCGCTTTTAAGATTCCATTACAAGCCGGTGAATTAAATTACATTGAAATGGATATTATAGGAATTTATGGCGGTGCTATTGAAGATGTAACTTTCCCTTCACCAACTTTCGAAACTTCAGCTCTTCAAGTATGGCAAATTGCTAACTTCAAAATAAACCCCGGTACCGAATACACACCAACAGTTAGCAAGTATGAAATTGACTTAGGTCTTGAAACTAAAAAACGACCGGACCCGAATGGACCTTATGGAATTTCGAGATATTATATTTCTCAAAGAAAAACAAAATATACTTTTGACCCCGAACAAGATACACTCGCAAACTTGAACCCTTATACTTTGCATCAAGCTCAAACAGAAATAGCTATTGAAACTAAACCAACTTACACCGCCGGTAATTTAATTGAACTTACTAGCGCAAAGGTTACACTGGACGCGCCTAAAGCCGGTGAACGTGATGGAATAGCTACATGGGATTTAACCGGTCAATATAGGCCAAGTATGGCAACCGGTAACACTGATTTAATAATTGTTTTCAAATAGGAGAATGTATGCCACGCGAACTCAAATACTCCGAACAAAACGAAATTACTTTGTTCGATTCTTTAAGCGGTACTAAAATCAAATTATACTACAAAACACCAACTACACAAGATAGAATCCTCTATCAAAGTGCCGCTCTTAATATCTTAACCAAGAAAAATAGTTTTGAAGAAGTTATTAACCTTCAACTTTCATGGGCTGAAAAGTTTATTACTGGTTTTAGGAAAGGTGATTTTACTGTTGAAGGTAAAGAAATCTCTTCAGATAAAAATGACTCTGATTATTATCCGGGGTGGTTTGGTATTCTAAAAGAAACCGCTTCCGATATTTTGATGAATGTTATTAAAACAATTTTTGGCGAAAGTTCTTTTGTTATAAAGGAAGAACCCCGCCCTTTCGTAGTGAATTAAAAAACTATCTCTCTAGCAGTTACCCGGAAACATGGGAGGAGTGCAAAGCTAGACATTCCTCTGAAGCTGAAGCTAAAGCAATTTGGGAAACATACGAAAGAGATAAACAAGAATATGTTTATGACGCGCGCTTCCTTTTTGCGATGTTCATAATTGATTTACAAAATGCCGGATATCCTCTTAAACCTAACAGCATAACACTTGAACAATGGCAATATGTTAGCCAACTAAAAGCAGAGATCACTCAATGGCAAACAAAGTTGAAATAACAATTGAAGGTAACAACGTAACTGCCATTAAAGCCATTAATGGTGTTGAAACTAAACTTGATGGCTTAAAAGGAAAAACTAAAGGTATCGGTTCCGGTATCGGGAATTTAGCAGATAGCCTTGGCTTAAATGCTCTCAATGTTTCAGTTGGTGCTGTTGTTGCGGGTATTGGTGTTTTAATAAAGAACACAATTGAAACCGCTGATGAATTCGCAAAGATGAGCCAACGTACCGGCGTTTCTGTTGAATCTCTTTCTACTCTAAAATACGCCGCTGATCTAGCGGGTGTTTCAATGGAAGGGTTAGACAATGGTTTCCGAAAATTCAATTCTAATATCTATGATGCTTCACTCGGAATGGAAACTTCTAAAGAAGCATTCGATGCTCTAAACATTTCTATTAAAAATAATGATGGAACTCTTAAATCAACTGAAACATTAATGATGGATGTTGCAGATAGATTTAAGGACATGAATGATGGCGCTCGTAAAGCCGCGCTAGCACAAGATCTATTTGGTAAAAGTGGCACTAATCTAATACCATTATTAAACAGCGGCTCTGATGGAATTCAATCTTTACAAAGTGAAGCCCGCCGGTTAGGTTTAGAAATGACAACCAACACTGCTAAAGCCGCTGAAGAGTTTAATGATAATCTCACTCGCTTAGGTTATGCTGTTAGTGGAATAGGAGTACAATTAGCTAGCGAATTATTACCCTCATTAGTTGCTATATCATCTTCAATGGTTACTGTAACACAAGACGGCCAATCACTTCAAACAGTGGCGCAAGGTATTGGAGTAGCTCTTAAAGTTGTAATGACATTAGCCGGTGGTGTTGCCTCCGCTCTTTTGGTTTATGCGCAAGCTGTTGGTACATACGGCGCTGTAATAGGTAAGATAGTTACATTAAGTTGGGGTGAAATTGATGATGTAATAAAAATTGGCATGGAAAGAATTAAACAAACTTCTCTTTCAGCCGGTGCTGGTTTTAAAGCATTATGGCAAGATGCTAGTGGTTATCAAGAAATGCTCGCAAAGTTAAACGCCGGGCAAAGAGAGCAAGATGCTCTAGGTGAACAAACAAGAAAAGCTAAAGCCTTACATGATCAATGGCTAGGTATTGCTGATACTTTGAAATCCCAAATTATGAGTGCCGGTTTAAGCCCGCAAGCTGTTAAGCTTTTAGAGCTAAATAGATATGCTGAAGGTTTGCGAGAAAAATTTAACGGCATTGCCGGTGCTACTCAGTTAATAAATTCACACCTACAAACAATGATTGAAAAGAACTTTGGAGCTGATCCCCGTGAAATGTTCGCTCCAAAAACTGAAATGCAAATTACACCCGCTATAGATCAATCGAGAATAGATTCTTATAAACAATCATTCTTAAATGTTGTAAGCGATATCAGTAATGAGAGCATGGCACATTTTCAAATTATGGAAATGGCGGGCACTAATATATTCGGTTCAATGGGTGATTCTCTCATGGAGTTTGCAACTCTTTCAGAGAATACTAACAAAGGTTTATTTCAAGCGGCTAAAGGATTTTCTATAGCGCAAGCTATAATGAACACATACGAAGGCGCAACCAAAGCATTAGGGCAAGGCGGTTTTTTTGGATTCGCAATGGCGGCGGCTGTTATTACTAGCGGTTTAGCTCAAGTGGCGCGGATTGCTTCTACTCAACCGTCTTCGCGTGGCGGCGGGGGTGGAGGTATATCCCGCCCTTCTCTCCCTTCCGATTCTGTTAGATCTATGGCAACTACAAACAATAATCAAAGATCAGTTAATTTCTCTCTAGTTATTAATAGTGAAGTTTTAGCCGGTACCAATTTAGATAAATGGGTAAGGGAAAATTTAAGCGGTAGCATTAAACGCGCTGTTGATGACGGTACTATTAATTTCGGAGGTGGCGATTGACACCTAGATTATTGTGGTATAATAAATTACTAGACGCAACTGTTACAGCCTCCGGCACTTATGCGGGTTACGATGTAACCAGTGTTCTAGATATGAGAAATTATACATTCTGGAAAGCAAATGCCGCCGGTACTAATTTTATTAAGGGAGCTTTTAGCGGAGCTACTTCAATTAGCGAAGTTGCTTTATGCGGGCATAACTTATCTAGTGTAGGATGTGTTGTAAGTGTTGAGCATAGCCCGGATAATTCAACTTGGACTGAAGCCGCAACCGTAACACCTACACACAATAACGCAATTATGTTTTCCTTTACCGCGGTAAGTAAACAGTATTGGCGAATTAAAATAGTAAACGCAAGCGGGGAACCTTACATTGGTGTTTTATACTTTGGAACAGCTATCGCTTTTACATATCCTCCTAATGGACCTCTTTCAAATTATGAAGAGGGGATTGAAGCCGAAAACTTTGTAAGTAAAACGGGAAATCTTTTAGGAGTTATTTACCGTTATAATCCGGTATCATTTAATCATACTTTTCAAGATGTGGATAAAACATGGGCTTCTACTAATTGGAACCCATTTTGGCACAATCATGCTAAGTTCTTAAAACCATTTTTTTACGCTGTAGATTTAACAAACGCCGCTGATGTTTTCTTTTGCCGAATGAAATTAAGTTATGTAGGAAGCCTCCCTTACAGTAATGCTAATTATTATGATACTTTAACGGTTGACGCGGAGGGGAGCAGATGAGTTTTAGCGATAAGCAAAATGAACTTATTAAAAAACCCGTAACTCTGGTAATTATAAAGTTGGATTCTTGCTCTGAAGTTTTTGGAGTAGATCCTTGTTTAGCTGAAGGTACCGAATGTTTTAACACCTACAGAACATGTACCTACAAAGCGGCTTACGCTAAAACCACAAAAGAATATAGATATGTTAATACAAACGCAAGCATTACAACCATTGCTCTATTGAACGCAAAACCCTTTTTGGAAGTTGCTGAATATTTACCTACAGAGCTTTTAGATGATAAAACTATTCCCTCCCGCGCAAACTTAACCTTTGCTGATGTGCCCGATAATGATATTGGGATAGACCCATACATTACAGAAAGAGCAATCTCACAACTAAATGTAGGTGGTACTCACTTTAAGAAATTGATTGAACGAAATCCCTATATAAGAAAACGTACAGCCGAAGTTTATGAGGGTTATGAAGGATTAGCTTTAGAAGATTTTGAACTGAGATATGTTGGTAAAATAAATAGTTTCAGCCGCGGGAACGGAACCGCAAAGATAGGATGTATTGATAATATCAAAGCTTTAGAGAGTGTAAAGTATCCCATTAAGTTAAACGCAAAAATAACTGAAGACCTTGGCGCAATTACCAAAGTTGAAAGTGAAGAAAAGATGCTACAACTACCCGCGCTAAATGGTGATTATGCTTTGAGAACGGATTTCTTATTTATAAAAGTTGAACAGACACTTGGAACTAACGGCTATTTAGATCAAGATTATTATTACCGCGTGGTAGCTTTTGACGTAAACGGAAACCCGATTGCGAGTTCAAACGAAATTATGTTCGCTTATGAAAATCCCTATGATGAATTTACACTAGATTGGGATGCTGTTGATAATGCTTCTTATTACCGAATTTATGGAAGGGATGATTTTACCAAGTACATTCAAACAACAGAAACTACTTTTACTGATGATGGCGATTTTGAGTTTACTACAGATGGAACCCCTCCGGTTGAAGCTTATAGAATTATGCAACTTAGCGGAACGGATCCGGCGGACTTGCAAGCTTGGAACCCGATAGCTACAGCTATTAATTTAGGAATAGATGATACTTCTCTTTTAGATTCCAGCGGGTATATAAGAATTGAAGATGAAGCTATTTATTATGCTAGTAAAGATGCCGATTCTATTAACAACATTAAAAGACTTCAAGGCAATACAAAAGGTGCTAGGCATTATGAAGGTACAAATATACAAGCTATCTTCTCAAAGGCTCCGGGCAATCCATTCACTCATTTAATGAGTATGCTCACTGTTGCCGGTTACTCCGCAACTGATTATGAAAAAACCAAACTAGAAGCTTATAGAGATGCTTACACGGGTATAAACTTTAGCTACCTCCCAAATTTTAAGGATACCGATTTCGGCAAAATAGTCTTTGATATGGTCCGAATGCTGAATGGTAAATTATGGGTAAACGAATTAGGTAAAATAGATTTTAAGTACATAACCGACAACACCGTAAGTCATACAATAACAGACGCAACCAACATTGTAAAAAATTCCAGTTCTGTTGAATATAATCTTGAAGACTTAAAAACAAGAATCATTTTAACCTACAATAAAACTGAAGCCGATGACAAAACCAAATATGATAACGCGCATGTAGAAATATATGTTGATGCTGAAGGTGCGAATGAACAAAATGAAGTTAACGCTGAACCACTTACAACCGATTGGATTAATAATGATTGCGGAACTCAAACAGCTATTACTACTTTCCTTTCTACTTTATGTAATTCAAGACTCGCTAAAAGAAGAACGCCGCGCCCTTCATTCTCATTCGATGTTGAACTAAAAGATAGTTCTATTAAAGTAGGCCAACTTGTTTACTTAAACACTGATGAATTTACCAACTATGACGGTACCGATTACACCAATAAAATTTTTGAAGTAATTAAAAAAGATCCAAAAGAAAACAACATAACCTTAACGGTTCAATTGTGGGATGTTGACGCTATAACTACAACAACTGAAGAACAAGTTCAGATTTATAACAATCCCAAACCTATTAATAATGTTATAGCAACTTTGGTAAAAGTTACCAACTTAAAATATATTGATGAAAATGATGATGAATATACAGCTGATGATCTATCTCAATATGTTGGTGATAGATTTAAGTTTAAGTTTGATAACATGTACGCAAGCTCTGAAGAAACCGCTACAGATATTACCGGTGTAGAAAGACAACTACCTTTAATAACTCTGCTACCTACTTACTTGCAAGTGGTTGATACTACTCAATGGCAAACAACTAAAAGGTATTATGTTTATATGTTTGTTGCTACAGCCGGTGAAAAATTCCCCGTAACAAAAAGACCTACAGTTGATGATGCCAATGGTAAATGGTATCTAATAGCAACCTTGCCCGATAAAAAAATAAATGATGAAGATTATAAATACATCTTTAGTAAAGTAATTGATACAAGTTACACCGGTTTATATGTAAGCTTTGACATTTACGCTGATACTACTTTGCACTATGACGCGAACGCTCCGGTAGGAATTAATATTGAGGCGGTAACATGATAGGAGCATTCTTTATAGAACGAACGGGAAGCGCTCACTTTAGTGAAGGTATTGAAGCGGGGCACGGGCTTTCATTTATGGCTGTTGAGGAAGTGGGAGTTGATATTCCTAAATTAGGAATGGAGATGGACTTTTTATATCTCCGCAATAAATTCGAATATAATTTTTTGAAAAGTGAAGTTGTAGCTTCAACTATAGGCGGTGTTACAAATAGCACTATCTCATTTAATTTAGGTGGTACAACTTCAGCAAGTTCTAAAAGTCTTTTAATAACCGCCGGTGTTAGTGACACAGAGTTAATAAGTCTTATAGTTGGAAATAATGATGTTGTTTATATCCCTCATTTTGAAAAAGGAATTTCCGCAAAAGGATTTTCTATTGCGGCGCGCGCTATTGGATCTGAAGAGCTGTGGGTTATTGATGAGAGCGGGAATATAAAAGGGGCAACACTTGCCATTGGCACAAATAAATTTAATGTTGATACAAACGGCAACATAACAAAGCTTAATAATTTAACTTACAGTTTTCCGGCGGCGCATGTTACAAGCGGCTATCTAAAAAATAATGGTAGCGGCACTCTTACATGGTCAACAATTGCTTTTAGTGAATTAACAAGTAAACCAACAACATTAAGCGGTTATGGAATAACAGATGCGGCGGCTTTAAGCCATGTGCATACATTCTCAACAGCGGACGTTATAGATGTAGACAGTTCTACTTTGGAATGGTACTCGCTAGGTGGCACTC